GAGCGTTGCTCGTCCGTCAGGCCTATGGCCTTTTCTTCAAGCACTTGGAGGACCGCCCGACAATACTCAGCTCGGATATTATCGGTCGCACTCTTGTAGTCAACCGATACAAAGGATCCGGTATCACCAAGTGCTTTTACTCTCTCATCGGTAGGGCTACCGACAAGAAGCCAACCTTCTCTTTGGAGCGACGCGTACAGCGCATCGTGCAGAGGCGAAAGGATCTCGGAATTCTTACCTGAGTACAAGGTAACAATCCGGGGTTTACCTGAGGACTGTATGGCCATCACGCCACACGTTCTTGAGAAATCCTCATTATTCCACGATCCAGCCTCGTGCCGGCTGTAGGACTCGGTCGCATTACCCGTCGGAAAGTACGGGTAATGTCCCACGTTCCAGCCGCCCCGCACCTGCTGCGAGACAGCTTTCATAAACCGTCGTAGATGGTCCACATCCACGGGCGGAAGCTGAGCGAAACGTTCCCTTTTATATTTTTCCACCATCTCTTCCAACAGTGAATCCGGCAAGCAGGCTTTGCACGGTTTACTTAGCTTTTTCACTGTCTTCAGAGACAGCTCCTGGACCGGAGTACGGTCAGGGAAAACGGACGAACATGCGGCGTAGAGAGAACCGCATTCGATTCGTGAAGGTAAGGGCACTGAACCCCTCTTCATTCCCTGGTCGCGCACCAATAGAGCGCACGCGGCCCTCGCAACCCTCCCATTGCGAGACACCCTTTTACAACCCTGGTGTTTGTTTGGGTCAACCTTTCTTTTGTTTACCGAGAGTGGAGGAGAACTCGGGGGCGATTGTGAATTAACGTCAAGCATGACCAGACACCCGCTCTGGCCTTGACGGCGCCTTCGAGAAAGAAGAAAAGAACTGGATACTGGACCCAGAGAAACCACAGGAAGATGGCCTGAGAATGGTAGATAGAAGAGTAACGCTGGACTTGACCAGCTCGAGTTACCTTTATTTGTCACCATCATTTCTTAAGTTTCTTTGTTAGCCAGATTTTCAGTTCGCTTTTATACACATCAGAGACCGCCGGCTCGGTCTCGGTGTTTCGTCGGAGTTGGGGAATCAGGGAATGGGAATCACCATGTCCACGGACAAGGCTTCCGAGGGTTCGGCTGCCAATCCCAGGCGCGCGCGAGGCACAGTCCCTGGGCTGTGGGGCTCGAACCCACCCCCCCCTCTTTCACCTTGTTGGGCGTACTACCGTCCACTTGGCCGCAAGACCCCAACATCCCTTTTTCGGCACCCATTTCACAGGGCTGCCAACTACTTCCACCGGCTTTCTAGGGCCGGCTTCACCCCTTCTCCGACAGGAGCACTAAAACATGGATATGCGCAGGTAGAGCACAATCTCCACGTACCGGTCTGGAC